TTTTAACCGTTTTCTGCCGGTCATCAATCGGATAAACTTTATCACCGATGCGGATCTCCGGGGTTCCGATCAAGAGCTTTTCATCAAGGGTGTAGAGTTTTCCCATATGGTTTTCCTCCTAAATTCAGCCCCCTGCCAAATGACAGAGGGCTGTTAATGTAAATTTGCCTTATTCGCCGGCCGGCGGCGTGTATGTCGGCTTGCCATTGCTCATGGCATCAAATTCCAAGCTATCCACGTTGGTGCTGTCACCGCCGCCCGGGCTGGTCACATTGATTACCGCGCCGAAAGACAGCTTGCCGCCGCTCGGGAATGTCCACTCAAACGGCGTATTGCAATCGCGGCCGGACACCCACGAAAGGCCGGCAATATAATCATTGCCAGGATCGCCCACGCAGCGCTTGCCCTTGAGCGAAATAGTAAAGCCTTTGGCGGTCATCAGGCGTTTCATCCAGCCTTCTGTTTCCATCGGCGTCCACTCTTCAGCCTTACCATCCATCTTGACGCTGAAGGTTTCCATCTCTGCAATGGTGACCATATCAGTCGGCTCTACACTGGCCTCGCCTTTGCTGCCGATTTTAAACAGGTTTTTGAATACAGGGAATACTCCCATATTAGGCATTCAATCAAGTCCTTTCATATAAGATTTTAATTTGTATAACGTATTCGCAGAACCCGTGAGCATCCCTTCCCACCGGGATCGGAGCTGGACCGGGATCCGCGGATATAGCCAGAGTTGATCCCATCATCACATTGGACAACCCATAAAGCAGGCTGTAGACGGCCTGCGCTTTGGCTTCAGCCACTATCATGTTGTTGGTCCAATGGATCAGGAGCCGCGCCCACGCGGTGCTGTGCCGTGTCTGTTCGATTCCACCGACGCAGATGCGCTGCGAGCTTCCGGGAGGCTTCAGGGAATAGACACCGACATATTTTTCTTTGTTGCCGTCGATGCCACCGACAGCGATGCAATTTTTAAGCTCCGGATCCTGACTTTTCAGCCAGTCCTTGATCTGCTCCAGTGTCAGCATTTACACGCCTGCCTCCTTCTTATAGAGCTCCGCGAAAGTATCCTGCAGGAAGTCCTTACGGTCGCCGTCGATCCATGGTGTCAGCCATTCGCCGCCGGCGTTTGGATTGTTGACCGTTTGAAAATCGTATTCTGGATGATAATAGAGCCGACGGGCTTGCGGCGCACCGGTAACAAGACGCGACTCAACTTCCCCGCCATCATCTTCCGTAACGGTGAAGGTCTGATTATTCTGCATGTCTCCCATGTCAAACGGCATCACCTGTGCGGCAATAACATCAGTTTTCAGCGCCTCAATAGCAATACCGGCCGCCGTCTTCGCCGCAGCCTCCAGCTTCGCGATAGCAGCGACATCCAGATCGATCTTGATTCCGATACCCATTACATCAGCTCCAGTTGCGTGTAATTCACGGTTCCATCCGGATTCCGTGCGCGACTGCCGCGGTAGATCGTCCAGATGGTACCCCCGCCGTCCAGGGCGGCCTCTCCCACAAGTTTTTCACGCCCGGGAAAAATATCACCGTTAAACAGTGCGGTGGCCTCCAGCGTGATCAGACGGCGTTCCGCGTCAAGAATCTGCTTCTGCTTTTCGGAGTAGTTGCATTTCCCTTCCCAGGTGTCAACCACCTTCGGGGAACCATCCTCATTAATGCCGTCGGTGATGCTGACCACGATCGGCGTGCTGCAGACGGCATCGGGTACCAGATCCGGCCATTTCATATCATTACCCCGCGGTAAGTCAGACCGGTTTGACGTAACAGTGAAACCACTTCATTTGTGGTGAAGGTACTACCCTGCTTTACCAGAACCGATTTATCCCACTGCATGGATACGCCGTTGATACCGTAGCTGCTAAGCGGATTATTGAGAAGTTCAGCATATTCATGGTGGAAATCCGCCTGAAGGCAGGTCGCCCTGCGGATCTTCTCCTGCTGAAATGGCGTAAGCAAAAGTATTCCACTGTTCCCGCCAATTCGGTTAAAAGTCATGGAATCCACGTCATCCGACGCCGCGGCAAGCTGCTGATCCAGTTCAGAATCCGGAATTGCAGCACCTTTATAAGTATTTTTATAATAGTCGCTGTCTGCATAGGCCATCGGATCCGCTTCCTTTCTTCCGGGCGGCTCTTACTGCTGGCCGCCCTTAATCTTTGCGAGTATGTCCTCTTTCTTTGTGCTATCACCAAGGTCGATGTTCTTTTCCTTGGCATAGGCTTTTAGTTCCGCCACCGTCATTTCATCGGGGGATTTCCCCGGCTCTTGGGGCACCTGGAGATTCTCCGGCTCCTCAATCTTATATCCATGGGAACGGAACCAATCCAGCAAAGCGAGGTTATCTGTTTCCCCGACTCCTTTGGAAAAAGCTACAGAAGCGCTCACACCAGTGTATTCCTCATTTGGAGCATAGATTTTTGACATGTGTAATCCCTCCTTACTGGACCTTCAGGCCGCGCATGATGCCAGCGGCTTTTGTCGCCTTCAGGGCAACAGCTGCAACCATTTCAACCTCTCCGATCTTTACTGCGCCCGGCGTAGTGAAATCCGGCATGTAGGTTTCGATCGGGGCTTTCCCTGCCATGCTGACGCCATGGAATCCGTCGAGCCCAAGGCGTACCGCATAGAGTGGCGTCTCTCCGGTTGTCCCATTGACTCCGACGATCAGACTGTTACTGCCCGGTTTCTCTCCGAGGTCAATCAGTGGGATCTGATCATAGGCAGTGATATTCTGGCCGAAACGGTCCTTTGTCTCGGTGAAGCTCGCGGAACGGCGAGCGGCCGCGCGGAACTTTGCCCACATTTTTTTGTTCATGAGCAACGCAGACGGCCGGCCATCCAATTGTGCAAGGAAGTTGTCGATTTCGTCGAGAAACACCTTGTAGTTAGTATCCACCGCAGCGGAGGTGGATAGATCAATGGCTGCTCCCGGCGTGTATTCCGTGCTGGAGCCGGTGACCGCCTTCTCCAGACCGTCGAAAGCCTTATCGTCGACACCACTGTCCCCGTTAATTACGGTATCAGAGAACAGTGCCCAAGCTGCTTTGATCTTCTGTTCAGTCTGGAAAGTAACTTCGTTCACGATGCCGCCCATGCCGGCAATAATACGGTCGATCTGGTATGCACCGCCGAACACCTTCAGATCACAGGTAAAACGTTTCTTTTTCGCTTCCTGCGGAGCGTATTCAGAGTTTACCGCACGGAAGGCAGCTGTCGGCTGAGTGATTACACGGGTATAACCATAAGTCAACGTTGCGCCGCCACCCGTCGGGCTGACCGCATCGTCAAAGGTGAGATTGTCGAGCAGCCAGGAAGATTTCTGAAACTCGTCAATAACGCCGAGCTGCAGGGCATCCTGGACATTTACTTTTGCTTCTTCAAGGGTAATAGCCATAATTTTTCCTCCTGTTATTTTTTATAGAATGCGGCAACAGCGTCCTTCAGGCTTCCCTTCTTGTCGCCTCCGGAGCTGTCTCCGTCGCCACCGACTTTAAAGCCGGCGCCTTTTTTCTGCTGTTCCTGTGTTGGCTTCAGCTCGGGAATATCTTTAAGCACCTGCTCCATAGCCTTTTTAACCGCTTCACTGTCGACGCCGAGCTCATCGTCGACATCAATTGTGCTCAGATCTGCCATGCGCACAGCATAGGCCACACGGTCCGCTTTGACGCCCAGCGTAAGGGCAACCGACTTGGCTTCAGCCTGAACCAATTTCTGATTCGCGGCCGCAAGCTTCGCAGCGCTGCCATCGTCTGCAGGCTGCTTGTCTTTGTCCTTGTCCTTTTTGTCCTCATCAGCTTTCTTAGCTTCAGGATGCTCACGCTCCCATTTCTTCAGAGCTCTGGCAAGGCGCTTTTCCACAGCATCATCCACATCAGCCTGTGTGAATTTCTTTTCGTCGGCCCCGGAATCATCCTTTTTGTCATCGTCCTTATCATCTTTTCCGGAATCATCCTTTTTGTCATCGCCTTTGTCGTCCCCCTCGCCACCTGAACCAGAGCCGCCATCGGCAAAACGCAGTTGATAATAAGGAATGCCGAATGTCCCACTGAACCATTTTTTTGTACGCATAGTCATTACCTCCGTTTAAGGTCCGTCGACCATAATTCCGTTTTCGGCCCGTCGGCCCCGTGCAGTTTAACGCCGCCGGCACGTTTTTGGGCAAAAAAAGAAAGCCTATAACGCCAGGCTTCATGGCGAGATATTTGGATCACCTCCCATGGGAATATCATAGGTCTTTTCCCGCCAGTAGTCCCGGCGGAGAACATCACTGTGCTCTGAGATAAATTCCCGAAGTTCTTTCTGTGCTGCTGATGTTTTACGCTTATACTCTTTTTTCAAAGAAGGTTGCTGAAATCCTTCAGCCATGCGCTTGTATTCCCTGACTCTCTTTTCCATGGAGCGCTGCTGCTGTTCCAAAGCGGAGTTTTCTTTGATTTTGGCGGTGTCCATTGGATCAGGGAGCTTGCTGATTCCTTCAATCCAGGTGGTAAGCGTGTGCCGGCAGTTCGGGTGAAACAGGCCGGCCTTCACAGCCACGGACAGTAACGGATACCAATTGCCATTCACACTTAGGCCACGGCCGTTTTTTGTCTGGCCTTTGAACTCTCCCCATACGTCGTCAATGTATACTCGTCCCTGCCAAGGCAGGCAGGTATTGGAGCAGGCGCCGTACTGACTAACGAGCACGGTATCAATACCGAGCTCCGCCCGGCGCTTTGCCTCGCCCTGGAGATATGAGCGAGTCGCGGCGGTGCGCAGCGCCATCTGGACATAATCGGCAATATTGACTCGTGCACCGTTGCTGTATTCGATGCAGTTGATACCGGCGCGCAGAAAATCTTTTACAGCCATGTCAATTGCCTGGGGGAGCGTCGTAGTGCCCGCTGCCATGGCCGTGGCGGCCTGTGAAATGGTACGGCGGTAAACATCGTCCATCATGCGCAGTGCGGCCGTCTGGGCCTTCTGCTCGGCTTCATGCATATCCTGCATGAGGTTTTCAAGGCGGTGATCATTTACGCCGAAAAAGTGATCTTCAGACAGTTCCTCCGGTTTCTGCTCCCTTGGTCTATTCCATGCGAGCTGTGTGACACGGTCCCCGCGCTGGCTCCATGCATCCT